ATAAGATGACGTTGGCGCAAATCACGGTTGCGCCATATCCTTCTCTTCCAGACGATGTGGCCAAGCGTGTAGACCGTACGGACCTATCGAATTCTCTAAAGACAGTGAAGAACGACCGCTTCACAATGCGGGATATTGGTGTTATTCGGGACAGAGTTGATCGCCTCGAATACTACACAACGCTTTCTCTGGCGGAGAAAGATGCACAAGGAATGACAATCACCGACGCTTCCGGAGTCGATAGATTCAAGAATGGTTTCTTGGTGGATTCATTTATTGGCCACTCTGTGGGCAACGTATATGATCCGGATTATAATATCGCCATCGATACGGCCAACAGAGAAGCAAGACCGGCAGCAAAAATCGACAATATTGAATTGTTTTATAATGCTGCAAACTCTTCGAACATTGTGCGTACAAACGTCACAACGTCTGGAGTGTCCAAGGATCAAACAGTCTTTATCGCCAATTCTCAAGTATCATTCTCGGCCGGAGACACATTAACGGCTGGTGGTGTTACCGGAACTCTACGGGCCAAAGCCGACAATAAACTTTACATCGAAGGCGCATCCGGAAACTATGCTGTTGGTGCTACTATAACCAATGGTTCGGCTTCTACAACAATCTCTTCGGTCACAGGAACAACTCCCGGCAAATTGATGACGCTTCCATATACTCATGAAGCTGCAATTGTACAACCATTTGCCTCAACAACAAGAAATGCGGCAGGCCTGGGCTACTCTTGGATCGGCTCTATTGGCTTGGATCCAAATTCGGATTATTGGGTCGATACAACCCAACTTCCAGATGTGCAGGTTAACATCGACAATAACGCCGATGCATGGGAATATATGGCAAATGCATATGGTACACATTGGGGGTCCTGGAACACAGTTGCTTCTGGTACTCCCGTACTACAATACCAACAATCTTCAAATCAGGATGTAAATTCTGTCCGTATCAGACATGGTACATGGAGAATTGAAGGGGTAACAACTACTCAGCAAACCTATTCGACTCCTGTGACACAACAGCAAGTTGGTACATCTTTGGGAGTAACTTTAAACTCACAAACACAAACAGTTGGCAACATCGTTAAGGATGTGAATATTCAACCGTTTATGCGTTCTCGTGTGATCAAGGTTACTGGCCGTGGATTCAAACCATCTACGCGCTTCTATGCATTCTTCGATACAACCGACGTTTCTTCTTATATCACTCCAACAAATTCATCCTTTGCCAATACGGGGAATGAAGGTGCCAAGCTATTCTCTTCTTCTTCGGGCGATATATACTGCACTTTCAGAATTCCAAATTCTTCAACTCTGAAGTTCCGCACAGGCGAGAAGATTTTCAGACTTTCGGACAATCCGACGGATACTCAAGGTTTGGAAACTTCTGCTGGTCAAGCAACCTATGCCGCCCAAGGTCTAACGACACAGACTCAAGACCTTACAATATCGACGGTACAGGCTGATGTTTCTGTCAATACGACAACCAGAACGCGCACCATCAATGAAGTGTCTACGGCAACACTCACTTCGACATATTCTTATATCTACCGCGAAGACCCAATTGCACAATCATTCAAAGTTGATATTGGTTCATTTGGTAGAGTGTCTGGCACAGGCGGGTTCATCACCAAGATTGATTTATTCTTTGCGTCGAAAGACCCAGTTCAACCATGTATGGTCGAAATACGTGAACTTGATTCGGTCTCTGGATATCCAACACCTAAGGTTGTTCCTTATTCCAGAGTGACATTGAGCCCAAGCAGCATCAACACATCCGACGATGGTTCGAAGCCAACCCCAGTATACTTCCCATCTCCGGTCTTTGTTGAGAATGGTAAATCGTATACGATAACTATTATTCCAGGAGGCGGTTCGCCCAACTACTCAGTCTGGATCGCTCGCATTGGTGACAATGATTTGGTTTCTGGAAACAGAATTGCGGCCCAACCGGCAACCGGCATGCTATTTGCTTCTTCGAATGATTCCACCTATACGGCTCTTCAAACCGAAGACCTGAAGTTCACTATCTACTTTGCGAACTTCAGTACCTCCGTATCCGGGTATGTGATTTTCAAGAACGAAGCGAAGGATTACCTAACGATCTCAAACACAACAGCTTCAACCTCATTCACTACGATGGGTGAAGAAGTGCATGGAGAGACCTACCTCAAGGGAACGTTTGTTGCTGGTCAAGGTCTAACTGGCAACGTTGCTGCCGGCCTATCATTTGCTCAAGGTATGGTTTCGGGAGCAACCGGAACAATCACATACCTATCGACAGCCAACGGCGAAGTCAGACTCCGCAATGTTTCTACTACTGCGAAGTTTAAAGGCGGCGAAGCAATTCGATTCCGTTTGGCATCGATCTCTGGTACAATTGCTGGAAACTCAACAGGCGGTATCAAATTTGCCACCTATCCAAAAGGAAGAATATCACACAACGATACTGTATCTGGTTCAAATACTTTGATCCATATAGCCAACGTATCTTTTGCAAACTCTGGGTCTGCAACAGGCACTTCAGCGAACAATAGGTTCTTCCTGTCAAATCGTTGGATCAAGGGTCAATCCACCTCAGATGTTGGTAAAATTGTGTCGCTGGATACACTTAAGGCGGATTTGGTGTGCATCAAGGGAGACTATATCTCACCTTCGAACACATCGATCATTCCATATGGTAAATTCTCTCCATCCACATCGACAAGAGATTCCGATTACAGTCTCATCAATATGAACAATGATACCATATTCTCCGCCAGACGATTTGTGGTATCCAGAAGTGTCGAATCGAACACCTCGTTGTCTTCATCGACAATGAAAGATGGATCTTTGGAAGTTAAACTCGACTTGGCGACCAACAATCGTTATGCATCACCCGTGTTCGATACAAGCAGAATTTCTGCCATCATCGTACAATCGTTGATCAATAATTCAACCACCGGAGAAGCAAATGCAATATCTGGCGGGTCTGCTACGGCAAGATATATCACAAGACGGGTTACACTCGATGAGGGTCAAGACGCCGAAGACTTGAAGGTATATTTCGATGGTTATCGTCCATCTGGTTCAAACTTCAACGTTTATTATAAGGTGATCAACTCAGAAGATTCGGATTCATTCGATAAATCTCGTTGGATCGCGATGGATATCGACAATTCATCGACGGCATATTCTTCATCGGAAGATCGTTCGGATTTCCAAGAATTTTCATTCTCGGTTCCTAGCTACCCAACTGGCGCAGGGCCATTCCATTCTGGTCTATTTGGCAATTCTTCTCCGACGAATGTTCTTTGCTATCGCAACTCCTTGGGTGCGTTCTATTCGGGCTTCAAGTATTTTGCAATTAAGATCGTTCTGACTGGATCGAATACTACAAACCCACCAAGAATTCGGAATTTGCGATGCATAGCACTCCAAAAATAATGCACCACAAAACAGATGTTCCGGGGCTAGTAAAAGACCCAACCACCAAAGCAGTCTTGAATACAGACAAGTCGGCCTTGGAGGCTTATAAGAAAAAGAGGGCTAACGCCGATCGAATAAATAGATTGGAAGAAGAATTGGCCGACATAAAAAAACTGCTCGTTGAGCTACTGGAGAATAGACGTTAATGGGAGCAATTGCTAATACCACCCTTTCGAATACGTTTGATTTTTGGCGCCAAAGAACAAATGAAACATCGGACAGACTGAACCAGTTTGCCCGTAATAAATCCATGTTGTATGCGAATACCGTGGTGGCCAATAATGTCCTGAAAGCTTTAGGCAACACGGTCTTTGGTGTTGCGGGAAAGAAACACATCTTCAACGGGAACCTGGCAGCCAATGGTAATATCTCTATTACCAAAAACCTAACTATTACAGGCAACACGTCTTTCGGTTCAGTATTGGCCAATGGCGCCTTTGGTACATCAAACCAGGTATTGCGCACCAATGGCTCTGGAGGAGTGTTCTGGGCGACGATTTCCACTGGATCCGGCAATGTTTCCAACACATACTTAAATGCCAACTTTGCCAAACTCTCCGGAGCAAACTTTGTCGGAGCATGTGACTTTGGCAATAACAATGTCACTGGCGCCAAGCTAAAAAACTATAAAGAAAATGTCAACTCCCTAGGATCACTTGGCGCATCACAAGCAATTGATCTTTCAACTTCGAATATTTTCGATATGACATTGTCAAACCCGACCTGCACGATTACAATTACAAACCCACCGGCTTCTGGCGTGTCTTACTCTTTCACGATGATTGTGCGCCAAGATAGCACTGGCAACAGAACAATCACATGGCCGGCTTCGGTGAAATGGCCAAACGGCACAGCACCAACTCTTTCAACAGCAGCCAATGCCGTCGATATTTTAACATTCATGACGGTGGACGGTGGTACAAAATATTTCGCTGGTCTTGCTTTGGGGAATATGACATAATGGAAATAGCAGCATTATTATACACAATCTCTTTATTGTTACTTGTTGTGCTGTCGGTATATGATGCACTGAAAATTGATCTACATCGTAAACGTATCGAGCTTCTGGAAAAACAAGTTAAAAGATTAGCCAAGAGGAAAGTAGCTACAGATGGCCAAACCAGCGTCAAAAAGCGAGCTTAAAGACTATATCCTTCGAAGATTGGGCGCTCCCGTTATCCAAATTAATTTGGATGATGATCAGATCGACGACCGTATCGACGATGCCTTGCAGAAGTTCCGTGATTATCACTTCGATGGTACCGAACATTGTTTTTATAAAATCAAGGTGACCCAGGAAGATTTGGATAACAAATACTTCACGCTACCGGATGATATTGTTGGAGTTACCAAAATATTCAGATTGAGTACGGCTCCAAACACGTCAAACCTATTCAATATCAGATACCAAATTCACCTGAATGATCTTTTTGATTATTCGGCAGCAACATATACGCCCTATGTGATGGCGATGCGCCATATCGAAACATTGGAAGAAGTTTTTGTTGGCGAAATTCCTATTAGGTTCAACAGACACCAAAATATACTTCGCCCAGATTTTGATTGGTCCGCCGATGCGCCGGTTGGTTCCTGGATTATCGTCGATGGATACAAGACAGTTGACCCAGAAATTTATACAGATGTGTATGATGATCCATGGCTCAAGGAATATGCCACAGCGCTAGTCAAACGCCAATGGGGCGATCACCTTTCGAAATATTCCGGCATGCAAATGCCGTCGGGAGTAATTTTCAACGGTGACAAGATTTATAACGATGCTGTGGCCGAGATCGATAAGCTTGAAAAAGAACTCATCAACTCTTACAGCTTACCTGGTCCAGATTTTATAGGGTAATATTAGCCATATGGCCACCAATCCTTATTTCAATAATTGGAAGCGTACATCCGAACAAGATTTGATGGATTCCCTCATTGTGGAAGCCATACAAATCTATGGCATCGATGTCAAATACCTTCCCAAAACAATTGTCAAACATGATCTGCTTCTCAACGAAGATGTTTTGATGAAGTATGACTCGGCGATTGACATGGAAATGTACATTAAGAATACGATGGAATTTGGTGGTCAGGGAGACTTTCTTTCGAAATTCAACCTTGAAATTAGAGACCAAATCACATTCGTTATGGCAAAATCTCGTTGGCCAATACTTACTGCAAATACGGCAGCCTCCACATCCTCAAGACCAATGGAAGGCGATTTAATATTTTTTCCTTTCAACAACAAGCTATATGAAATCAAATTTGTCGAACACGAAAAGATTTTCTATCAACATGGCAGATTGTACACCTATGAATTAACCTGTGAATTGTTTGATCGCGATTCGAGGCTCGATACTGGTAACACGGTCATCGATACGATTTATACTAATACCAATATGAATATTCTGGAGAATCAACTTTTGGATGAAAACAACAATCCGTTGACCGACGAGAATGGTGGATATATTCTGCAAGAATATCGCCTTGAAGATACAAACAAGGGAGCAAATAACACCTCTATTGGCGATATCGCCAGGGATTATGTTGATTTCTCAGAAAAGAACCCTTTGGTGGATGATTAATGGCAACTAAGTTTCCTCAATTCTATCACCAGACACTTCGTAGATATATCGCCGCCTTCGGCAATATGTTCAATGGAATGGTTGTGCAGAGATATGATGCGACCAACAATCTTGTGCAAACGATTGGTGTACCTATATCATATGCGCCAAAGGAAAAATGGTTGGCGCGCATGTCTATGGATCCAAATCTCAATAGGCCAATCGCTGCTCAATTTCCGGCAATTTCCTTTGAGATTATAGATTTCCAATACGACGGAGAAAGAAGACTTTCTTCGGTGCAAAGGCAAGATTTCCCAACAGGAGGCTTTCAATATGCACCCGTTCCTTGGAACATATCTTTCAACCTATATCTTTTTGTTCGGAATGCCGATGATGGTGCTCAATTGCTTGAGCAAATCTTACCTTTCTTTGGCCCAGAATGGACCAACAAAATCATCCTCGTCCCCGGAGGTAATTCTTACAATATACCAACCATTCTCAACGGAGTCACAACCGAGGATTTATACGGAGGAGATTTTCTAACGAGAAGGTCTTTGGTATATACTCTTAACTTCACCATGAAGGCGATGTTCTTTGGCCCAGTTAACATATCTGGTTCCAGATCGAAGGTGATCAAGAAAATTCAACTTGATTTTGGTATTCCATTCTCAAATTCAAATATGGAAATCTCGGATTATGACGTGGAACATACTGCACGTTCTGAAAGAGTTATTATAACACCTGGACTTTTGGCGAATGGAGCACCAACTACTAACTCGGCTGCCTCAATTTCCTATTCCCTAATTTCTGCAAATTCTAATTATGGTATAGCCTCAAACAATTTCTTCTTTACGGATGGATTGAGGTATGACCCAGATACGGATACTGATCTATGAGCGAAAACTTAAATAAGATGTTTAATCTGCCCACTGTGGCCAAACCGGTGAAGGCTGAGGTTGTCGTCGAACCAAAAGCTGTTATTGACGATCAAGCCATGGAGCTTGAAGATGATTTTCAAGCTGCTCGGGAGAACATCAAAGAACTGATCAAAAAAGGTGATGATGCTTTGGATGGTATCATGGATGTTGCCAAGATGGGTGAACATCCAAGAGCGTTCGAAGTTGCTGGTCAGTTGATTAAAACACTAATCGATGCCAACAAAGACCTGATCAAAATCCATGCCGATGCAAGACCCAAGGTGGCAAAGGGACCGTCGGGCGAGGTGCCGCACACAGTCAATAACACAATGGTCTTCAATGGCACAACCAAAGAGTTGGCCGAACACATTAAGAAGACGCGAGAAAATAAAACCGACTAAATTGTGTGAACTTCAGCTTCAACATGGCTGGCTCCAAGCGCTCTGGCGGCCGAGATTCTGTGATTGCCGTCTACCGGAAGATATGTATCAGTTTTTCTATGATACATTAATTTAGGATGCTTCGAGGAGTTTGTATGCCCCAATTCTCTGTTTCCGGATTGGACCTGGATTTCTTTCTTGACACCTTTGGCACCAACGGCGCCTTGAATGTCCCGAATCTTATCAATCGGAACATGTTTGATCTCTGGTGTTCCTGAGTATTTTGGGTTTGGGTTTTCTTTAAATTTATTCATGTTAATCGACGATGCACGTTTCCACACGGCCGAGTTCCAGGCCGCATTTCTTTTACCACCATGGTCAGCCTTCTTTAATAAGAGAGGACCTCCGGCCATATGATTGTGGCGTATGCGGCGTTTATCCAGATTATCAACCAGCTTTTCTGCACGTTCTGGTGATCTAGCCACCTCATCCAAATACTGTTTGAAGGTCAACATATTAATTCCCTAAATAGCCTTATTGGTTAGTATTTATCTTTTTAGAAAAACAAGATGGCCTCGTTTAGTAACTTATATAATCGAAATCCAAGGCTGAAGGCAGCTAACGTAATCATTCCATTCACCCAAGAACAACGGGATGAGTGGATCAAGTGTTCCGAAGACGTTGAATATTTCGTCAACAATTATTGTATGATCATGCACGTTGATAGAGGGTTAATTCCCTTCCAACTCTATGATTACCAGAAGGATATGATTCGAAAGCTTGCAGCCAACCGCTTCTGTATCGCCAAGATGGCACGTCAAACTGGAAAGTCCACAACCGTTACTGCATATATGCTCTGGAAAATTCTATTTCAGGATTACCAGAACTGTGCAATTCTCGCGAACAAAGAACGTTTGGCCCGCGATCTTTTGTCCAAAATCAAACTCGCCTACGAAAACCTTCCCATGTGGCTACAACAAGGTGTCGTGGTGTGGAACAAGAATTCAATTGAACTTGAAAATGGTTCAAAGGTTCTCGCTTCAGCTACATCATCTTCAGCCGTTCGTGGTTCTTCGTTCTCGATGGTTATGCTTGACGAATTTGCTCACGTTGAAGCAAATCTGGCCGAAGACTTCTTCGCCTCAGTTTATCCTACGATTGCTTCAGGTGTCAAAACTCAATTGGTTGTCGTTTCTACCCCTCTTGGTATGAACCACTTCTATAAGATGTGGATGGATGCCATCGAAGGCAGATCGGGTTATTGCCCTATAGAGGTACACTGGAGTCAAGTTCCGGGCCGCGATGAAGAGTGGAAAAGAATGACGATTGCCACATCTTCCGAGAGATTGTTCGACCAAGAACACGAAACGCACTTTCTTGGTTCATCCAATACACTTATTTCTGGTGCCAAGCTTCGTTCAATGACCTGGAAGACTCCAATTAAAGACAACTGGAGGGTTGATATATATGAGCAACCAAAAGAGGGGCGCACATATACTATATGCGTTGACGTTTCTCACGGCGTTGGAATGGATTATTCAGCCTTCACCGTGATGGATATTACCGAAGTTCCATTCAGATTGGTTGCCAAATTTTATGATAATCAAACCTCTCCTCAAATGTTTCCAGAAGTTGTATATGTGGCAGCCAAGAAATATAATGACGCATATGTATTGGTTGAGACCAATGACGTTGGTGTTATTGTGGCAGATGCTCTATATAGAGACCTCGAATATGAAAACGTATTAACCACAGTTTCCCGAGAAAAAGGTTCTCGTCAAGATGCATCTTCTGGCTTTGGTGGCAGATCGATCATCGGCATCAAGACCACAAATTCTGTGAAGAGAGTCGGTTGTGCCAACCTTAAAGACTTGATCGAATTGGATAAAGTTCTTCTGGACGACTATGATATTTTGCAGGAACTTTCAACCTTCGTCTCCAATAAAAAATTGGTATATGAAGCTGAAGAGGGTAAGCATGATGACCTGGTTATGACATTGGTCCTCTTTGGATGGCTAGTTAAGCAGGATTATTTCAAAGAACTTACAGACACGGACGTTCGTGCAAATATTTCAAAAGAAAAACACAAAGAGACTTGGGAAGATATTCCACCAATTGGGTACTTTTCGGACGGAATTTCCGCCGGGGCTCTGGATGAAGCTGACGATGTACTATCCCTTGGACGGGAGACTTTCTAAAAAAAGCTTTTTATAAATACTACTGAAAGATTCGTCCAATAAGGGAGTTATACAATGCCATTAATCTCTGCGGGGGTCAATTCTAGAGAGATCGACCTAACAGCAATCATCCCATCTGTTCCGACATCGGAAGGCGCGTTTGCTGGCCATTTCCGTTGGGGTCCAGTACTCAAGAGAGTTCTAATCGACTCTGAAGATTCACTGGTTGCAACATTCGGCAAGCCAAATACAAACACAGCTTCGGACTTTTTTGTTGCGTCCTCCTTCTTGGATTATGCAAATAAACTATATACGGTGCGCGTTGTTAACGCCAACACGGCTGGTGGTAACTTGGGCGCGGCGCATGCACGGAATGCTATTTCAAATGCAGCCAACACAAAGAATACAGTTATTAAGAACGACGAAGATTATGATCTAAACTACTCCACTGGTGGTATCAGTGGTGTTGGTGCTTGGGTAGCCAAGTATCCAGGTGAACTCGGTAATTCCCTTCGCGTGTCTGTATGCGCTACGGCCAACGCATATG